ATAAATTATATCAAAATATATTATTATATGGATTAAATTTTAGTTATGTTTTATATTTTTTTGCAATGCTAGGTATTAGTTCTTTAGCACCTCAATATCTCTCGCGTTTAAGAATATTTTTAAAGATTTACGTGGCATTATTATTAATATATTTTTATAATCCACTTACTTATAAAGAGAAAAAATTTACTGATTTTGATAGAAAATTAGCTTTTTCTGCAGGTATTTTCTTATTATTATCAACTACAATAGTTGATAGTATTGAAATTTTTTTAAAAGATAAAAGTAGTTTAATTACTAGTTTCTACGTGTCTGATTAGTTGTTAGTTTTCTTTGTTTTCTACTATTTTTAGATTTCTCTCCGAGAAATTTTTTTATATTATTTTCTATTTTTTTTGAAATAAGTGCATCAATATTTTTTTCAACTTTAGTTTTATTTAAATATTCCAATTCATTATTTGATAATTTACTCATGTAATTAATAAAATCATTTTCTGATTTATTAAATTGTTTAAACAATTCAACATTTTCCTTAAAATATTTTTCAATAATTTGATTATATGAAACATTATACATATAAGGTTGAACGTATATATACCATACATTTTCATGTTCCATTTCAGGATGATGCTGATCATCTACAAAACACATTTGTGTATTATATGATAATTTAGTGCAACTCAAAAAATCTCTATAAGATTTACCATGAGAGGTTCTACATAGTTCTACAATTTGACCGTCAACTTTAAAAGCTCTAATAATCTGATCAAATAATTCATAATTTAATTTTTTATGTATGTAAGACCTAATAATATTAACCCAATTACTAGGACCATTATTATTAGTATATATCATAACATAATCACATGCACCAGATATTTTCTTTTTTTTTAAATATTTAAATATTTTTAATATATTTGGTCTAAAAAATTCTGGAAATAAATCCAAGAAATTAAAAAAATATTTTTCATGGATAGCTTCACTATTTAGAAATTTTTTTAAATGAAACCAAAATTTATAAGGTTGACTAAAATGACCAATGGTTTCATCTAAATCAAATACAACCGCATATTTTTTCTTCGTCATTATAATATTTATATACTAATATAAATAAATATTATAATTATTACAGATATAATATAAACATACTATAGATGAAACTATCAAAACAAGATTATATTGATATATTAAATTTTTATACAATAAACTTTAGCAAAGATTTACCAATAAAATTATTGAAAAAAATGACCGAAAAAATAATAGCAGAAAAATTATGTAGATGTATTAAAAAAGTTCCCAACATAGGATTTCCTGAATCAAGAGCAATTGGTATATGCAATAATAGTGTAGTTCAAAAAAAAAATTTAAGAATTTACAAATTTTCATGTAAAAACAAAAAAGAATTAAAATTAAAAAATAATTCAAATCCTAATCAAGACAAAATATATAAAACTGTTAATGGTGCATTAGGATTAAAACCAAAAAAACAACAAAAGAAAACACAAAAAAAAAATAATTATTTATTTAAATAATCTATCGCTTTTAATAATATACGTTCTTGATCTGATATTTTTTGAAATATTAAATTTTCATTTAAATAAATAGTTAAATATTTACTATTATACGTCTTTAAACATAATGATATACCTTTATCGTGTATTTTAATTTCACATAATACTGCACCATTTGTAATTTTAATATCTGTAATATTTTTTAAACTAATCCATCTTATATTATAACCATAATTTAAATCTTTAATATCATCTATATATCTATAACCTTTCAATTTTGAATGAAATTCTTTTAAATCTGTTTTTTTTAATCCTAATTGTTGCAAAATATCATTTTTTTCAGCCTTAATTTTTTGTATATTTGTATTAATTATACTTAAATTATTATCATTTTGTAATGCATCATGCAGTAATTCTATATTCATATAATATATAATAATATTTATATATTATATTATTATATATTATTAATATATTATATTTTTTTATTGACTTTTCTAGTGTGTTTTTTTTTATTATATGGCGTTCTTTTTTTGCCGCCTTTTATTGAATGTTTACGTGATAAAATTCTTGAGAATAAACTACGACGTGGTGTTTTAGTTTCTTTTAATTCTGATTTTACTATATTATTAGTGGGTTTATTTTCACTTATTTCAGTTATTTCAGATATTTCAGGTATTTGAAACACATTATTTAATAAATAGTAATATGTAAAGTTCTCTAAAACATTTTTACAAATATATGGATTTCTTTTAAAATCGTGTTTCGTTATATCTTTTCTATACAAAATATTAGACCATTCATTACATATAAAATATTTTATTCGTGTATGATTTAAAATATTATTAAGTATGATTTCCATTGAATTAGGTGTGTATTTTAACTCTAATAACTTTAAAAATTCATCTAGATTATCGTGTATATTATTTTCATTATCTTTATAATTGAGATAATTAGTAAAATGTTTTGAAAGCTCATGACAATTTTTGCTAGTAATTATTTTATCAATTGTATTTGGATATATATTATTATGTTTATCATAATAAAATAATTTCACTATACAGATATATATATTTTCTATACTAATAGCTAAATTTTTATATATAGTTATGATTTCAACAAATAATTTCCAATTTTCATTAATAAAGTTTTTGTTTTTAGCAATATATTCTATATAACTATGACTGGTGTATTCATATGTATCCTTATATACCTTAATGGTATTTGGGAAATTTAAAGATTCAATAAATATTGCTAAACATAAATCTATTTTTAAGTTATGTATTACCGTCTCTCCTTTTGCACGAGGATTTAGCATAAAATCTAAATCATTACATAATTTCTTTATGATACTATTAAGCATTTCTTTAGTTAAAACTAATAATTCATTTGGTGCATTTTTAAATACATCACTTTTTAAAGTATAACCACCTCCACGCACATATTTATTAATTCTATTACGATTTTTTTTACGATGTGTTTTTTTATTGCTAGCTAATTTATGAAACATAATTATTTATATTTATATTTATATTTATATTTATAAATATACTTTTTTTTTATTAGCAATATCTTCATATATACTCATGGATTTTGGTTTTTCTCTACTTTTTTTTCTATTTTGTAATGCAGTTAATGCATGAATATATTCTTCATTTGCCATATTTATAGCATTCTTTTTCGACGTTATATATGTTTGTTTGGCCTCCTCTCTAAGTTTATTATCAATTGGATTATGTATGTTAGAGGCGGCGGAGGCGGTAACAGCCTCATTTAATTTTTCATAAAACTCTGATAATTCCGCTTCTAGATCATCTTTTATCTTCTTCGTTCTCATAACCTTAGCAATTACTTCCATATCCATATCATTATTTTTATCTTCGGTTTTTTTATCTATATTACGAGATGTACCTTTTACACCAGCCATTATATATTTTTTTTTTGCTCTTCTAGTTTGTTTTTTTTTACTACCTTTTTTGGAATGTGCACGTGCTAAAATATCGCGTAGATTTTTAGTTTTTTTTAATTTAGATTTTTCTAAATTATTTTTTTTATGACGTTTTTTTTTATTGACAGTTAATTTATGAAACATACTTATATATATATATTTATTTATATAATTATATGATAACTATTTATTTGTATTATTTTCACTATAAACTTTTAAACTTCTAGCACTCGCATCATTGGCTTTTACATATTTAGGCATCCAATAATATTCAATTAAATGGTCTGTTCCTTGATAGTTGTTATTATAAATAAATCTATAATATGCTTGTTCAAGAGTAGTAGGCTTATTATTAGTAATTGGAATCTTATTATACATATCCATAAGAAATAACAATTTATATTGCAATGTAGAATCATTAATAGTAATATTATTAATCTTTTCACTTATAATTTCAAACCAAGATTTTGATAAACTACTAACACCATCACTAAATGCTTCTTTAGTTCTCCATAAAATTTCATTTGGTAAAAGTTCATATGAAAGTTCATGAAATGATTTTCTAATTAAATATTTTTCACACTTATCTTTTGTTGTATTAAAACGCAGTTGTCTATCAATTGTTAAATAAAATTCAACCCATTTTCTATCTAAAAATGGAGTTCGTGGTTCAAGACCATGAGAAGAAATACAACGATCACTTCTTAATACATCATACATGTGAATATCTTTAAGAAGACGTTTACATTCTTTATCATATTCATATTCATTGGGTGCTTTTTTAAAATACAAATATCCACCCATTAGTTCATCGGCGCCATCACCATTAAATATGACTTTACAATTTGTATTTTCTTTAATATATTTACCAACTAGATAATTTCCAACACTAGCCCTTATAGTAGTAGTATCATATGATTCAATTGTTTTAATAACTTCTGGTATTGCATCAAAAAATTGATCTTCAGTTAAAATAATTTCATTATGTTTAGTTCCAAGATGTTTAGCAACCATGCGTGCATATTTAAGGTCTTCTGAACCAGGTAATCCAATACTAAAAGTCTGCAAAGGTTCATGTGATTTATAAAATTTATTTACTAATGCAGCAATAAGACTACTATCTAATCCACCAGATAATAAACATCCTATAGGTCTTTCTGTAGTTCCAGATACACGTTTTTTAACTGCGCTCTCAAGATTATCAATTATTTTATAATATAATGATGCTCTATTAAGATATTTAATATTAGAACAAGGGAATGATGTGTATTTTTTATAAGATAAATTATAATTTTTTGAATTGCTATTATCAAGAATCATAAATGAACCAGGTGGAAAATGATTAATATTTTTTTTTCTAAGAAGTAAAGGATATAAAACTTTTAATTCGCTAGCAAATGAAATAATATTATTTTCATTAAAATAGTATAGTGGTCTAACTCCATATGGATCTCTACCGACTATAACTTTATTAATATTTTTATCATATAACACAAATGCAAATACGCCATCTAAAATTGAGAGAGTAAATTCGATACCATATTTTTGATATAAATGAAGTATAATTTCACAATCGGAATCAGTGGTTAATGTGATAGAATTATCTTCGGCAAGCTCTTTAAAATTATATATTTCACCATTACAAACAAGAATAATATTATTTATATCAAAAGGTTGATTAGATTTAGTATTTAAACCATTAATAGCTAAACGATGAAATCCTATATGTAGATTATTATAATGATTAAGAATTGAAAATTCAGGACCTCTAGGTTTGCCTTTATCAAAAGAATATGATAAATTAGAAAATGAAGTAAGCGTGTTATCATTTGCATTTAATATTGCAAATATTCCACACATAGTTAGGTATTATATATTGTGTTTTTGTCTTTAATTGTTTTAAATTTAAGTTTAAATTAAAATTTAAATTTAAAAAAAATATTAAAATATTTAATTATAGTAAATGAATAATAGTGTCAGATTACAAAATTTTGATAAATTAGATACTATTAATAGTAATTTATATGCAAGAAATATTCCATCTAGCGATATACAACCTAATTTTAATCCAAGACCAGTAAGCACAAAATATAGCACATTACCAGTAATTGATCATAGAAAAGAAACAGATGTTCCAATTATAAATCAAGGCTGGTATAATAGCGAAGAAGTTTTTTATCCAGGAACAACAAAACCAAATTATAGTGGTTTTGCAACAAATATAGATAAGGAAAGCACTTTGAGAAATCAATTTTTTGCTTTACAATCATCAGACCAAGCGAAATATATACCACCATCAACAAGTGATTTATATATAAATCCAATAAATTTTCAAACGGTTCCAGTTCATTTAGAAAAAACATGGTTATTTAGTGAACCTGAGTTTTCAGATTTTAACCCCAATCCATCGGTAATTATTGGAAATAGAATATTTGATAATGCAACCCGAGTTCAATTAAAAAATTTAAAATAATAATTTATATTATTAATTATGGCTATAAATAATAATATAAATACCTATGATTTATTGTTTTTAAGCAATAAAGAATTATATAATAAATTTTTAGAAAAGAAACAAGTAACACATATAAATATAAATGAAGATGTTGTGAAATATAAAAAAGAAATAAAAACGAAGATGAATAAATTATTAGATGCGTATTTAGATAATAATAGTAGTATAAATAAACTATTAAAATCTAAAAATGATAGTGAAAAGTATAAATATTTTTTTTATAATTTTTTAGTAAGTTTAATTGAAAATATTAAACTTCAAGAAATAAAAAAATCTATAAATAATGATTTAAGTGGAGTAAAAAATGAATTCAATTTAAATATACAAGACATTAGCAATAATATAATGTATATTGATATAAATTTAGCAAAAGAAAACAATAATATTGTAAAAAAAATAACAAATTTAAATGATTTTGTAAATATAAAAAATCCAGTTTATAAACCAAAAATTCTTCCAAAAAAAAGATGATAAAAATATTATTATATATTATTAGTATGAATAATACAAGAAGACACAAAAGTAAAAAATTTAAAACATTAAAATGTGCACCAAAACAAGATAGCAAAGTGGTAAATAATTTAAAAGGAAAATCTTGTTATGGAAAAGAAGATATATTAAATATGAAAAAAATTTGGAATAGTAAAAATGATAACAAAATAACTACTAATGATCCAAAAGAAATATGGAAGTTTTTAAAAAAAAATTTATCAAATAAATGTTATAACGAATTATGTTGGTTAAATGACCAAACATTTAATTCAAAAATAAATAAAGATGTAGTAATGAAGAATATATTTAGACCATTCTCTCCAGAATCTTGGAAAAATAAACCATATGAATGGTTATCTAGTGTTGATATAATAAAAGTTATGTCACAATATGAAAAAAAATATAATAAATTTTCTTTTATTGGACCATCACCAATTGATTTTGATGATAAAAAGTTATTTGGAACTTGTGTATGGGAAAGATTATGTAAGTTTGATTTAAGCAAATATATAGAAAAAAATAAAACAAAAATTGGAATAATATTTAACATGGATCCACATTACAAAGACGGTTCACATTGGATAGGATTATTTGTTGATACAGAAAAAAAATTTATATTTTATTTTGATAGTAATGGTGATAAAATACCAAAAAGAATAAAAGTTTTAGCTGATAGAATAATAGAACAAGGTAATAAATTAAATATTAATTTTAAGTTTATGACAAATGAAGGTAAAGAACATCAACTTAAAGATGGTCAATGTGGTATATATTGTTTATATTTTATAATTGAACTGTTAAAAGGAACAAAAAAACCGGAGTATTTTAAAAAATACAGAATATCAGACGAAGAGATGAGAGATTATAGAATAAAATATTATAATAGTAATTAATATTATTTAAAAATTTAATAATAATATTAATGGTTGCGTAAATTTTTTCTCTTTTTCTTTTTTCCTCGTGCTTTTTTAGTTTCTCTAAGCTTTCTGCTTTCTTGAATTTTTTTTCTACTTTCTTGATATTTTTGACTGGATTGGCGTGTTTGTTTTTTTGATTGATATGTTTGACTGGATTGGCGTTTTTGTTTTACTGCATTTTTTAATAATTTGACAATTTCAATATCTCCTCTTGCCATTGCTATTTTAAGTGGTGTTGTTCCGTCAGTGTCTCTAGCTTCAATATTTGCGCCTTTTTCTATTAACAATTTTATCACATTAAGGTGTTCCTTTTTTATAAATTTAAGGTGTTCTCTATCGTCATTTAACCCATATAATGCTAAATGTAGCGGTGTTGCTTCATCTTTGTTTTTTGTATCAATATCTGCACCATATTTGAGTAACAATTCTACAGTTTTCAGTTTTCCCATATATGATGCTATATGTAGTGGTGACTCCGAATTACAATTTTTTTTCGCATTAATATCTGCACCATTTTCAATTAACAATTTTAATATTTCTAGGTCTCCTTCCTTGCCAGCAGCATAATCTAGTGGGGTATATCCATATTCGTCTTGTATTTCAATATTGGCTTCTTTTTCAAGTAACAATTTTACTACTCCTAGGTTTTTGCGTTTTCCAATTGATGCCACATGTAGTGGTGTGCATCCATATTTGTCTCTTGCTGTAATATCTGCACCATTTTCAAGTAATAATTTCACAATATCTAGGCGCCCATAATCTGATGCTATGTGTAGTGGTGTTTTTATATTTTTTTGTAGTATTTTAATATTAGCGCCTTTTTCTATTAATAATTTTACTATTTCAATATTTCCTTTTTCTATTGCTATATCAATTGGTCTATCTCCATTATAATCTAGTGCATTAATTTCAATAATGTTTTCGAGTAATCTTTTTACTTCTCCTATATTTCCTTTTATTATAGCAGGAATTATGTCATAATGATTTTGAAATCTATCCTTTTGTTTTTCTCTTTCTTTTATTTGAGTTCTTTCATTTACAGGTATATTGTCATTTTCTTCTGCTCCAGCATCTATTAATAATTTTTTTATTTCTGTGTATCCATTGTTTTTAGCTACTTTAAGTGGTGTATTTTCAGCAAAGTTTTTTACATTTACATCTGCTCCAGCATCTATTAATAATTTTACTATTTCAATATTCTTTTTTGATACTGCTATATGAATTGGTGTAACACCTGATTCATTTTTATAATTTACATCTGCTCCAGCGCTTATTAATAATTTTACTATTTCAATATTCTTTTTTACAACAGCTATATGAAGTAATGATTTGCCTGAATTATCAATAACATTTACATCTCCATAATTGTCTAATGCAAATTTTACTTTTCTTAAATTTTCTTCTCTTACTCCTTCTAACAATAATTCATTGCTTTGTGGTTTTAAAATATCAATTTTATTATAATATTTATTTACTTCGTCTTGTAATTCTGGAGGAAGATTTTTATAGGATTGTAGTAGTCTAGTATGTTGTCTAGTTGTTTTTCCTCTTTTTAAAGATTGTAATTTAGTAGCAGCGTTAGATTTTCTTGTAGAAATTCCTTTAGTATAAGCATTTTGTAATGTTTTAGCAGCATCATTTTTTCTAGTCAATTTATTTCTAGCTAATGATTGTATTTTTTCAACAGATTTTACTTTTTCTAATTCTAATTGTGGTTGTTTTAAAGATTTAATTTGTTTTTTTCTAGTTTCACTATTAGTTCCAGCTTTTTTCTTATATTTTTTTCTTTTGATTTTAACCATTATAAATATGTTATTATTAATTTTTTTTAAATCTCTCATTGAAATCAGTAAATTTCATATACATATTTAAATTATAAACAGTATTATTAAACATTTTATCATTTTTTTTACGCTCGTCTTCATTATTTAACATATTTAATTTATTAATTGCTATTGATACCCAATTATTTAATGTAGTTTCTAAAGAGGAAGGTAAATATGGTAAACAATATAATATATGAACGCAATTATCAGGCAATAATTGTGTTAATAATTTACTTGTAATAAATTTATAATAACAAACTCCATTTGAATAACTAAAATATAAGACTTTATTCTTTTCTATTTCTTTATACATTACTAAAACTGAATGATTATTTTTGTTAAAATAGACACATGCTCCTTCCATAAATAAATATAAAAAAGAAAAATAAATTAGACTAAATTTTGTATTTAAAAATAAAAATCTAATATATAATTATGGAATATATAATAAGTGGAAAAAATAAAGCATTTCTATGGAATATTTTATATGAAAAAAATATTTTTAATGGAATTCCAAATGAAAATTTAGATAAAGTAAAAAATTTGTTTGAATCTACTGTAATAAATGTATCACAAAATACGAATAATAAAGAAATAATAGAAGTAAATAAAGAAATATTAAAAATATTAAATATAGAAATTCAAAATTTAAAGAAAAATTTGCTTGAAAGTAAAAATATTAAAGATGAATTTAAAGATGAAAAAATATTAGTTTTTGATAAAAATTTGGAAAATCATAAAAGTTCATTAAATAAATTAATAAATCCAAATAAACCAAAAGAAATAGATTTTTCTGATAAATCAGATAAACCCATTGATAATAATGAAATGAATAAAATATTAGAACACATGCAGAAAGAAAGAAATATAGAAACTAATAATACAGAAATAAAAATATCTGATAAAAAAATAATAAAAACAGATAATATTATGAATGATTCTAAAAATATTGAAGTGCCTAAATTAAAAATAGAATCTATTGAAGAATTATTAGAATCAGAAATAGTGAATTTAAACAATTCTTATAATACAAGAATAAATAGTATGAAAATAGATGATGAAAAATTAAAAAGTGTAAATAAATTAATAGAAAATGAATATAAAGAAGAAAATAAAATAAATTTAAATGTTAAATTAGATAATATAAATAAACTTTTAAACAAACTCTTAGATAATCAAGAAAAAATTATGAGCAAATTAGAGATAATATGATTTAATTTTTATTTCTTATAAATTAAATTATAAAGTATAATTATACCGGGTAGTAAAACACCATAAAAACACCATTTAGATTCCCATTGAGTAAAATCAAATTTTAAATTTTTAGTTACTCCAAATAATAAACTAATTATTGAAAATATAAATACTAATATTCCCTTTTTATTATTTAAAAATGGCCATATTAAAAACATAAAAATAAAATATAAATAGTAATCAGCAGAACTATATTTCTTAACAAATTCCCATTCTAAATGACCATTATTTATAGATTTTGAACATAATTTTTTTTTATTATTAATAATTTGTTTGCTTAATAATAATATATAAATTACATAAACTAATAAAATCAAATGTAATATTTTATTTGATATATTTGTAGTTTTAAATAATAATGCGCCAAGTAAAATACTGAATGGTTGTAAAAATATAATATATTCTGCATAAATTGATGCATAATGATTAATATTAGTACAGTTTTGATCAAGCCACATAAAAAATTCAGCTAATTGCATTTGAACAAATATTAATGAAAATAAACCTATATGTTTATCATATTTATCTCCATTTATTAATAAATATAAAGATGCAATTGAACCAATAATATATGCTGTTAATGAAGATTCTATGGAAAAACACATATATATAAAACTATCTATATAATTTAATTTTATTTAAAAATATAAAATTAAATTAATCATTTAATACAACTTTATTTTTTCCTTTTTCACTAACTAAATTACCAATATGTATGAGTTCACCTTTCATATATGCATCATAATCATATACTTTATTATTTTCTTTATCCAAACCATAATTAGTATTTCTTATTTTGTATAATTTGATTGCTACTTTTTTTTTATTTAATTGCATAACTTTATCATTATCTTGTGCTTTAATGTCTGGAACATACATCATTTTATCATCACTAGCATTACCAATTGTGAAACAAGTAATTTTTTCATTTGAAGAAGACCTAGAATGAATACTACAGTCCATAGCAGATTTTTTAACATTAGTTAATAATTCTTTATTAAGTTCTTCTTTGATAGAAGATATTTCGTATAAGAATTCATCACTGGTTAATACACGTTTTTTATCTTTTTTACTAACATCATTAAGTTTTAAATCAATTGAAATGGATTCTAGTTGTTTTTCAGTAAATTTCATTAAATATAAGAATACTTCTACTGTTTGTAATTCTTTCGGAAGTTCACTATGACTACAAATACGTCTAGCTCGTCCAATAACTTGTTGATTTCTGACAGGATGCCAATATGGTTCAGTAATATGAACGTATCTAACATTTTTTAAACTAATACCTTCTGCTCCGGAAGATGTAATCATTAAAATTTTAATAACTTCTCCGTAAAAATTATTTGGATTAATAGTTTTTAATTGTGTGACAATATTTGATGGAACAACTTTCCAATTACTATTTAATACATTTTTTATAATCTCTCTTTCTTCTGGAGTTTCATCTCCACTATATGAAGCATACATAGGTTTACCAATATCATCTGGGTTTACTTGAAAAGAATATTCACCATTACTAGATTTTTTTAATTTAAATTCAGCAAATCCATTTTCTTTTAAAACAAGTTTAAATATTCCAATACCTTCTAGTGTTTTAAATTGTGAATATATTAGGTTAATTCCTCTATTAGAAGAATCAAGTATATTATTTAACATAGTTAAAAATTTAGGACTATATGTAGCAAGTTTATCATGTGTTAAATATTTTGAAGAATTTTTATCAAGTTCAGCGAGAGATTGTTGTATTCTGCTAGAATAAGAGGTATCTTTAGCTTGACTTAATTGTTTTTTTAAATCTTGTAAATCTTCTTGTTCAAAATTATTATCCATATCATCTAATTTATCTTGAGCTTTAGTATCATCTAATATATCTTCACCAATATTATCATTATTTTCAACAGCACCAATTGCAGTTTCAATTGAGTCATCTTTGTTAGGCATAGGTCGTTTAATATCTGGTTTGGGAAATACAAAGTTACAAAATGCGCGTGAGAAAATGCGATATGTTGAAACTGTATCACTATAAATTTCATCTTTTTGTAATTTATTTTTTCCCTTTTTAGATTTATTATTTTTTTCAAGTTTTCTTTCTTGTATTCTGGCTTCTTGATATTGACCAAATTGAAAATCACTCATAGGAATTTGTAGAATTTTTACTTCATCATCGTCATATTTAGGCATTAGTTGTTCTTGTGCACTTCTAAAGTAAGATGTTAATCCTATAATACGCATTTTAAACATATCAGTATTTTTCATTTGATTTTTAGTATCAATAAATAAATCTTTAAATTCATCAAAATTATCAGGTAATGATTTATATGGATTAATTTTAATATTATTACCTTCAATTGATATATTTTGAGAATTAAGAACTTCTAATAATGCATCTTTAAATTCGGAAATATAAAAAGTATCATTTGAAAACTCTAGTTTATTTTTAGATTCTTTAGATGATTTTTTAAAGCCGAAAGGATTTTTAGTAATAGAAAGTTGTTTTGTGAGAGAATTAAATTCGATTGAATCAATATGATTATATATTCCTTTTTTTTTAAATAAATTAATAAAATAATCTTGGGTAAGAACTTTACTAGTAACTTTAGTATCTATAATTTTAGTAGTAAATGTGTAAATATATCCTCTTAAAATATTAAATAAAATAGCTATTTCATTGGGGTAATTAATAATAGGTGTTCCAGAGAGAAGTATAATTTTGCAATTTTCGGCTTCCATTAAATAATTATACATTTTCATTGATAAAGAAGAAGGTCGTGAAATTTTATTTACAATTCTACTTATAAAATTGTGAGCTTCATCAATAATTATAACTTTATTAGAAAAAGGATTAATAGTATTATTATTAGTTAAAGAAGTTAAATGGCTGTTTCTTAAACCATTATAATTAATAAATTCGTATTTGTGAGATATCATTAAGTTAACTTGTTCATTAATTTTTTTTTGATCTTCAAAATCAAGAGATTCATAATTAGGTTCTTTTTGCACGTTAACAAACCATGCACCATTATTTTTTTTTATAGTTTCTTCAGGTATTTTTAAGATAGAACTGAGAGATTTAACTAAATCAGGAGAAGAAGATGTATTAATAAATTCCCAATACTGATTTTTTTTATATAAATAATCTCCACATTTTTTAAGTTCTTCATAATAATTATCTCTCAATGAAGCGGGAGTCATAACTAAAATTTTTAAATCATTTTTAATACCTTCAGCAATGGCTATAGAAGAGCATGTTTTACCAGAACCAAGACCATGATAAAGTAAAAGACCTCTATATGGAGTAAATAAATTAATATAGTCACGAACAATTTTTTGATGTGTTAAAAGGGAGAAATCTTTTTTGAGAGATTCATCACAACTAACAGTAATTTTTCCTTCGGCAATATCTTTTTCTTCTTGTAAGAGTTCTTCTTTGTATGGTAAGAATAATTTATTGATTGCATTTATAAATATTTCTCTGTTATATAAATAATAATCAGGGGTTTGAATTAATATATTTTCTTGCAATTTGGGTAATCTATCTTTAAGTTTAGAATCACCAATAATATCATCTTCATTAGGTTGATAATCAGAAATTAATTTAGATTTCTTTTTGTATTCTGTTTTTTTTATAGATTCTACTTCAGGTAAATCAGGTAGTTTAGTTTTACCTTTATCTGTTTTAGTATTAGCACCAAAAGGTAATAATTTAATTAATTCTTCAGTTTTGACAATTTCAGTAAAAGTTTCTTCAATAAATGGTTTAATTTTAATAGGTTTTTCAATGGGTGATTTTAATTTTTCTTCGGGTTTAATAATTGATAATTTATCAGTATCTAATATACCAACTTTATTTTGAATTTTATTAATAAATTGTTGAGCATTAATAATTTGTTCTCCTGTTTTATCAATAATAGTTGGTAGTTGTAAATCTTTTTTTTTCTCAATAAAAAAATTAAATTGTGTTTGATTTTTAGGAAGAGGTTTAACTTTTAGTAAATCTAATTTTTCATCAATAGTCTCCATATTAAACTATATATATATATATAATTTAATACATTTTAATTAAATATATTTCCTAAATTAAATTTTGTTGTTATATTGTTCAATAATTTTGATTGCATTTTCACAAGCGAGTTGTTCAGCCTTTTTTTTAATTTTATGTTCGGCCTTAGTAATAAATACTAATAATTTAGAATCAGTCTCAAGTTTATTATGTATTTCCTTAAATGATTTCAAATCTTTAAACATTATAGCTTTATTAAGATCAGCATTATGAATATTTTGTCCAAAACTAATATAAAGTCCCATAATATAAATTTTATCAGAATCATTTTCGAATTTATTCTGTAGTTCAACATAATCTGGAGTAAGTTTAAATTCTTTTTGAATAATAACTTGTAATTTATTTTTGTAATTATCATCATTAGCAATAAGTTTAGTCCAATCTACATGTTTTTCAAATACATGTTCAACAAAGATTTGGGCCATTTGTAATCCGGGACCACAATTGAATATATTTTCAAACCATCCATATTCATCTTTAATATCGATACGATTATAATCAAGAAATATAGCACCAATAAATGCTTCAAATAAACATCCTAATTTTTTTAGATTAGTTCTGATGTTTTTTTCTTCTGCATGCCGCGAAATAATGTAATAATGATGTAGTCCCAATTCTAAAGCTAGCTTTCCAATATGTTCATTTTTAACAAGAGCGATTTTTTTTTCGGTCATAAAACCCTCGTCAGCTTTAGGAAATCTTTTATATAAATAATATTTTGTAATACATTCTAAAACACCATCACCAATAAATTCTAATCGTTCATTAGATTTTGATTTAAGCGGTAAACAATCATCTGGTTTTTCAACAATTATAATATTTGATTCTTCATTTTCAAGTTTAGGTTTTTTAGTGTATGATCGATGTATAAATGCTCTCTTATAAAGTTCTATATTAAAAGGTTTAGCAAAAATTCCATAGTTATTTAAAATTTCTTGGATATTATTAATTTGAATTTCTTTATTAATTAAATTATAGGGATTAAATATTAACTCTTCAGAAGTAATAATATTATCATCATTAGTAATATTATTAGATTCTTGGTCAGAGTCGTTATCACTATTATTATCTTTAAAACATAAATTTTCAAACGTTGAGCCAAACATTATATAATATTTAGTATATTGTTTTTAATATAATTAAAAACAATTTTAAATAAAATAAAAAAAATATATTATAATATTATAAAAAAGATGCCACGAGTTAACTTAATAGGTTCGAGCAATAGACATACTAATCAAACATGCCATTTTGGATCCATGGCTGGTTTAGCACCAACCTCAAATGTAAGACCTAATATAACTGGTCTTCCGGGATATAAAGTTGCAGTTACAGCAGCAAATCAACATAATAACGATGGAAGTGTAATTAACTCTAATACTAAATCGTTAAATAAGGGGTGTGGTTTAGGTAAAAATTGTAGCGAAGGAAAGCGTTGCTTAACACATTTAAATCTAATGAATGGAAATAATACATTAGGAACTTTTAGAACTGGACGCTCGAGACTACTTGGTTAAGTTGATAATTATTTTTGTTTATATTATAAAAATAATTATTTAAAAATTAAAGGCTATAAAGTTTAATGATATTATATATTGATAATCGAGAACCAAAGCAAATTATAAATTATTTAAATTTTTTAAATGAAAATACAAAATATACAATAGAAGTTAGTAATTTAGAATTAGGAGACTATTTAATTTATGATGAAATAAATGATAAAACATTAGTAATAATAGAGAGAAAATCATTATCTGATTTAGAAGCAAGTATAAAAGATGGAAGATATAATGAACAATCTTTTAGGTTAGATGGTAATTCATTACCTAATCATAATATATATTATTTAATTGAAGGAAATATAATAAATTATAGAAATGATAAATTTAAAGCAACTTTGTATTCATCTCTCGTATCTATAAGTTATTATAAAGGTTTTTCAATTTTAAATTCAGTAAATAATATAGAATCAGCTGAAATAATACATGCTTTTGTAAATAAATTGCTGAGAGAAAATAGCAAAACATGTTATTATAATAAAATAGAAAATCTCTCTGAACAAAAAGAAGAATATGTAAATGTAGTAAAAACAGCAAAAAAAGCAAATGTAACACGAGAGAATATAAATATTATTATGCTGATGCAAATACCAAATGTAAGTCATCAAAGTGCAACAACTATAATAAATAAATTCAAAACATTAAAAGATTTAATACTAGCTCTAGAAAGTGATATTGAATGTTTGGATTCTCTTAAGCTTGAAAGTTCAAATCGAAAAATTTCAAAAAATATAATTCATAATATAAAACAATATTTATTAAATTAGAATATATATTCTAATTGTATATATAATAATGAATTCTACAGTGGAAATTTATAAAAATATAGCATATTTAGTTTTAGCGGTTTTATTTATAGTAATAATTTTTAGTTGTTTTAATTATCAAAAACGAGTGGTTCAAAATTTATCTTTTAGAGAAGTTACTAATTTAAATTCAAATAAAGAAGGATTTACTAGTAATAATAGATTAAAAGAAAATAAATACAATAAAGATGATAATTTATTTAAAATGATTGAAAATAAGTTACGTGGATTAACAGAAGAAATAGGAGGAACAGAAGGAAAAAAGGAAGTAAAAAGTTTATTAACTAGCACAAAAAAAATAGTAAATTTAGAATGTGCAAAATGCATGATGAATATGTTAGATGATAATAAAGGAGCAAAATCAATAAATATCGAAAATTTAATAGAAAATGATAATACAGATAACTGTGTAAAATGTAAAAAATATACAGAACTATCTAATACTATAAATAGTATGATTGATAATTTATAAAATAATAATAAATATTATTAAAAAATAATAAAATATAATTTAATACATATATGTTATATAGATTGATTCCATTAAGAAATTTACGTAGAACTGCTGGTGTTAAATTTGATACAATGGTTCCATCAGATATACCCAAAATATATGGTATAGATAGAGTAATACATGGTCCAAATTCAATTTCACCTGCTTCATTAGGAGAAGAAGTTCCACCTGTAAAACGACCATGTATATACATTCAGGGCAAGATGATAATTTATTAGTTTTACAAGGAACAAGATATATTGATATTTTTAATGCAAAAACTTTAAATAAAGCGTCATTTATTGTAACACCAGAGAAAGTATATAAAAATGATAAACTCTATTATGATGGTGCAGTAATGATAGTATGGCGAGCTGGTATATTTCATAGAATAATTAGTGGTTCAGAGGGTTGTATTAGTGTAAATTTATCAACTAGAACAAATAAATTTAATTTAAATGATAATTTTAATATTTATAATCTATGCACAACAACAGGAAAATATGAGGTAATTAAAGAAGGACATGAAGACCAACCTGATTTGTTTTATAAATACCCAAATGAGGAAATCAAATCTTTATTTAAAGATTATTTATATATTTAGTTAAATACATTTATATATATGTAATTAACTAATGCGTTATCCATTATTAATACCAATTATAGGTCATGGAGCTACTGATATAATAGATATACCTGAATTAACTATATTTTTCAATACATTTTTTTTAGTTGCTATATCTAATATTAATTTAGAAAATAGAAAAAGATTATTAATAGGTTCTTCAATATATCATATAGCACAAGATATTCCAAATAAATTTAAGTATTTTATTTCATCAGTAATTCATTATATATGGTTGAAAAAACCTATAATATCGAAAGTGTATTTATTATTTATTCATACACCATTACATTATTATAGAATTTATTTAAGAAAAAATAAATGGAAAGAAAAATATATTACAGGAATATTAACAAGTATAACAGGAAGTATTTTATTAGAAAATAAAATAGATTATAAATTAAATATACATTTGGGTGAATTATGGTGGTTAAGTCCAATATTAAGTCATATAATATTAAGTAAAATAATAAATACTAATTTTGTTAATAAAATTAATAGATTTGATATTAATATAAGAAAATTCAAAGTAATATACATTGATTATTTATTAAAATAAGTTTTTTTGAATATTTAACAATATTTATTTGTATATTTAGTATAATAATATCATTTATATGGTCATAATAAGGGTCACTTAAAATACATTGATATTTTTTTAATAAATAATCTAACGTATTATCTAGTGTATATTTATATGGCTCATTCTCACTAAAATAAATATATCCATGTTCATTTATTTTACCAGATAAACTAATTTCTGAAATAAATTTACTACTTCGTTCATATCTAATACTTTGTTTTCCAAATAGTGGAATATTAATAGAAGTATAATATTTATTACCAATTGGAGGTAATATTTTATTTAGTGATAATATACAAATAATACTACTAATCATTATATATAAAAATTATATAATTTTTAAATAATTTTTATACATATTATATCAGTATAATATGTATTACTTGCACTAGCCGAGAATCGAACTCGGATCACTTGCTTGGAAGGCAAGTATGATAACCATTACACTACTAGTGCTTATTAAATAGATTAAAATAATTATCTTTATATAATTTTTAATATAAATTATATAATTCATTTTTAGATTCTATATTGAAAATTATATAATATATATTATGCTGTATCTCCATTTTGGTTTCTAATATAACGAACTGCATCACTTTTGTTTAAAAAATTATGTGCTCTTTGCACATCTTCAATTTGTTCGGTAGATAAGCCTTTGGGATTAACCTCATTTAAACGCGAACTCAAATCTATTATATACTTTGAATTTAATCTATCACGTAATAATTTTAGTTTTTCTTCAGCCTCGTCCATTAACTTTTTCTCATTCTCAGTTATTAATATTTGGCTATTAGGATTATCAGGGTTGTAACGAGGATTGATTATCCATTTTAAACCACCACCATGAGATTTTTTATATCTTAATTTTTTTACATTACGAGTTTTGTTATTTTTAATTTTTTTTACATTACGAGTTTTGTTATCTATTATTTTTTTTACATTGCGAGTTTTGTTATCTATTATTTTTTTTACATTACGAGTTTTGTTATTTCTTAGTTTTTTAATATTATGAGTTTTTTTATTTCTTAATTTTTTTACATTGCGAGTTTTTTTATCTATCATTTTTTTTACATTACGAGTTTTATGATTCATTTGCTATATATATATATATATAATATTAGTAAAATTAGTTAATATTATATATTATGCTACATCTGCGTATCTATATACTTCTCGTCCTTTATAATCACCATTTTCTAATGCTTTTTTTGTGTATTCTTTTCCTCCCCAATTAGAATCCATTGGATTTCTTGATTGAGTAGTTTTTTCATTATATAAAAAATCTAAAGGAGTATTAACACCTATATTTTGATTATATTGGTCAAAACCAGAATACATTCCAGTATTAAATTTTATATTAGAATTAGGCGTAGAATCTAAAGTAGCATCAAGCATTTTATTTTTTTCAAAATAATCTTCAGATGCTTTTCCTGGTAATGTATCAGATTTAGTGATAGATAATCCACCAGAATTTTCAAATATTGAAGGTTTAATTTGAAATAAATCATTATTTTGTGTATCAGTTGTATATTGAAGATATAATACTGGACAATTAATATTTTGGGATTTTTGCCATTCAATAAATTCTGAATATTCTTCTAAACTATTAAATTGGACAGGATTAACACCGGGAACTGCAGCAAGTTTAGAATTAAATAATAATATTTTTCCATCTTTTTCAATTAATATATTAGGACATCTATAATTATTAGGTTTTTTTTTTTCTTTATTATTAGAGAGATTTTCATAAACACTTGTAGAATTAGTATAATAAATTAAACCTAATAAAAAAATGAATAATATTGCTAAAATTTTATAATTAAATACCATTATTAATTAGATTATACAAATATAATATATTTTTTTAATTATATAAAATATATTATAATATTATATGCAAATAATTGAATTAAAAAATGGTTCTTTTAACAAAGAAGTGATAAAAGATTTATTAGAAAAAAAAATTTGTTTAATTGGAATATTCAGTAAATTATGTATTCATTGTAAAAATATGAAACCACAATGGGAGTTTTTAAAGAAAAAATTAAAAAAAATGAATTGCAATGGTGTATTATTAGAAATAGATGCTAGTCAATTAGATTATATAGATTTTGGCATGTTAAAAAATTCAATAGATGGATTTCCTAGTATAATGATATTTAAAAAAGGAAAAAAGGTAAAAAATTATACAGGTAATAGAAGCACTAATGATATGTTTAAATTTTTTAAACCTTATTTAATAATTAATAACAAAAAGAAAACAAAAAAAAATATTAGTGTGTGTAAGAAAGAAAAAAATGGTAAAGATGGTTGTAGAAAATGTTGTTCTAAATTTAAAAAAAGAAAAACATTAAAACTATGTAAAAAATTATGTATGAAAAATTAAGCTCTTAAATTTGGATTAACACAAATATCCATAGTAGGATAAATATTACCAGACATACATTGTTGACGTTCATTTACTTTTGCACAATAACGGGTTTCATTTATTTTACCAATAAAGCAATAACCTTGTTGTAAAGAGTCAGTTCTGACAGGTTCGGGTTGAGAATCAGTTTTATCTATTTTTTTATTAATATTATCAGTTAATACATTATTATTTTCTGGATTAACAACTGAGGAATTTTTTTTCAAACGATCTTGTAAAAATCCTATACCAGATGTTGCTCCAGTAGCAGCAACATCTACAACATTTTTAGTAGTATCTGAACCACTTTGAATTATTTGTTGAGTTCCAGTCGAAGAAGTAGATATTATATTTTTTGTAGCATCACCAATAACTTCTCCAGTGGTAGATATAATAGGACCAAAGATATTAGTTAAAAAATTAGTTCCATCACTTAAATAGGTAAAAATATTGAATCCCAAGAAAGATAATAGAAAAATAAATAAAATGATGAATAATATATTTCTAAAAGTAAAAATAGAACTGGTAGTTTGAATTGTTTTTGATGTAAGACTATATGCTTTTTTAGAAAAAGAAGGATTAACAGATGTTTTAGTATTAATCATTGAATTAATTGGAGTATTAATTAATGTTTCTAATTCCATTTTTGGTTTACTTTTAAAAGTAGGCAAAATATTATTTTGGGAATTTTGAGAACTATTAGATTTAATACTTTGAGTTAATTTATTAAGTGATTTTCTAATAGATTCAGCCATTATATAAATTAATAATATTATATAATTATTAATTTATTGCTAAAAAATATCTTTAAATATATTAATGATGAAAACAAAAAAGAAAGAAATATATAATAGATTACTTAAAACTATAAAATTATCAAATGCACAAAATAAAAATATTATATTTAGCAATGTAAGAACACGTAAATCAAATTCATATTCACCAAATATAAATAAAAACTTAGATGTAAAAAAGTTAAAAACACTAAAAAATAAGAGTATTTATTTATGTAATAATTTATTAGAAATAAATATAGGAACACTAAGTAAACCGAGATGTTTAAATTATAATAATATATTAGTAAAAAAATTTTTATTAAAAAATTTAATGGGTTCAAAAAATCTTGATCCTGAAAAATTTATTGCTCCTAAACAACTTTACTCTAATTGTTGGTTTAATACTATGTTTGTAACATTTTTCTTTAGTGATAAAGGTAGAAAATTTTTTAGATTTTTTAGAAATTTAATGATAACTGGTCGTAAAATTGATAATACTAGGCTAGAAGATCAAGAATTAAGAAAATTATTATTCGTATTTAATCTATATATTGAAGCATCATATAATCAAAATTCAAGTAAATCAGTTAAAAATAAAGTAAATTTACATGAACAATTAAAATATTTAACATCAAATTTAGATACAAATTTTTTAATAAAAAAAATATATAATAGAATAAAAAAATTATCACCACATTATAGTTTACCAAATATAGATGAAGCAGGTAATCCGTTAGAATTTTATAAAGTAATAATGAGTTATTTAAATTATGATATTTTAAAAATTTTAAACATTGATTTTAATAGTAGTTTAAAAAAAAAATATAATACAATTGAAAATATTTTAAAATTACATTTAAAAGAAGAACAAGAAATAATTATAATTGAAGACCATGAAAGTAAAATTGATTATGCTATGGAATACGAGTTAGAATTAAATAATAAAAAATATAAATATAAACTAGATAGTATAATATTAACAAATAAATCTCATTATAAACCAAATACAAATAGTCATTTTGTAAGTGTATTAACAATAAATAAAGAATATTATAAATTTGATGGAAGTAGTTATTCAAAATTGTCAAAATTTGATTGGACAAAAATTTTAAATAAAAATGTAGATTGGGTATTTAAAGAGAATCCAAATTATTATCCAGAAAAATATAATTTCAAATATGGTTATAAGATTTTATTTTATTATCGTAGTTAAATTAATATAATAAATTAATATAATAAATTAATATAAATAATAAATTATTATTTATATTATTATGGTTAAAGTATATGAAAATATTATTGAAGATTTTTATCGCAAAAATGCGGGTAAGAACTTATCATTAAGAAAAGTAAGTAAACAACTAGGTATTAAATTTAGAAAAGGAGTTTTTTTAGCAAATAATTCAAGTGTATTAAAAAAAGTAGAGCCATATGAAGTAGGTTGTGGTAAGAAATCTATATTACTTTTTAGATGTGATTAGTTAATTTCTGCTACAAGATCCATTTCAACTTGTTCATTTGATTGTGTTGATTCATTTGATTGGGTTTGTGACATTTTTAACTGAATATATTCTTGTATCTGATTTCTTAGTTCATCATGTGGAGTAAGAGTAATATCGTCTAAAACTAATCCAGTAAGAGGAGAAGTATGACGATTTTGAAACCAACGTTCAATTGATAGTCTATCATATGTATGATTATCAGTTGTTTTTACAGGATCAATCATAACTTCCTGACTAATACAACAGAAATATTCGTTAGGAATTTCATCACTTTCTACTAGAGTAGATAAAATAGCTGGATCAAGGGGTTGATTGTTCATAGCCTCTAATTTTTCTTTTAACTTGGCGATGGTTATAACAACTCGACGCACACAACGAGATTTGTGATTAATAATATCTAACTGTCTAGCAAAGCAATTATTTTCATTAAATTTAATTCTACGAGTAGAATTATTTGTAGAAAGGGTAATATCTACATGTTCTTTACTTTCACAATAAGCAGTTTCAATGATTTCATTTTGATGTTGCAAATATGGAAGCCACCATTCTTCGCCCAAAGCCATTAAATCTCCTTGACGTTCTGGAACTCCTCTGCACCACTGCCATACAACAACAAATTTATCATCTTGATTAAGATCTTCTGGCTTCCAGAATCTATTATTTTCATTGATTTCTTCAGTTCCATTCACTATTACATCTGAAGGTATTGGGACGTAAAATGTTCTTTCAGCTAAATGAGGATGATTAGTTATTCTCCATTCACCATGATGTCTTTTAGCATAAATTAGAAGTACAGACATATCAGAAGTTAGTTGAATTCTTTTTACACTTCGCATTCCAGGTTGTTTATATCCATGTCTTCCTAAGTTAATACCGGGTGTAGTTTGATAGCAACCATTACGATGGTGAAAATGAACTGTAGCATTATAGAAATCGCTACCTAATTCAAGATGAGTTGGAATGGTTCTTTCATAAGAAGAACGTTGAATATATTTTTGTTCAATTCTGGCTGCAATAGCACGAGGATAAAAATCAATCTGTTGACGAAGCGGATCTAGAGAAATCCAAATAACAGAATTATTGGACATAAATAGAAAGTATATTTGTAAAAAATATAAATGTTATAATCAATTTTTTTTGTAAATTATAAACTATTAATTAATTCTATTTTTTCAATAGTTTTTTCCATATTAGACTTTTTAATATTTTTGAATAGATAATCAGTATTTGGAGAGACTTCATTTTTTTTGATATCTTTATAAAGATTATTTATTTTTTCAACAATTGCTTGTATTTTTTCGGTTTCATTAGTTATATTAATATTACAATCTATATTATCAGTAAGTATAGAAAATGCATAATAAATAATGTATTTTCTTTTAGATTTAAATGTAGGTTTATATTTTATAGTAAATAAACTATATAATGATTTAATAATTTTATTAATAATTGATAAAAAATTTGTATTTTTATTAATAGAATTACTTGGTTCACTATAATAAAATAATATATCCCATACAATCCAAATAATATCATTATGACTTCCATTTGGAGCATAAGTTCTTCCTTGACAGATGCATTTTTTTTTCTTTTTTTTACAAATATTTTCATATTCAATAATCCATTCATACCAATAACAAGAGTCAATTATATTTTTATTATTAATAGAATAAATTAGTTCATTAAAAGGTATAAATAATTCTTTTGGATCATCATCTTTAAAAATATTTTCCACATAACTAACATTGGGTGCTTTAAATTTATTACTGATATTAGTTAAATCAAATTCTTCTAATTTGTTTAGTTTAACTTCTTGATAATTATGTTTTTTATTTGAAAAAGAAAGTATACATATTATTTCACAAAATAATTTTCTAATTTTATAATTATTACGCAATACAATTATATTATTAGAATAACCAGAATTAATTATATTAATAAAATTATCATATCTCATATTTAAATATATTGGTAGTTTAGGATTTCCACAATGAATATATTTAGTAGCATATAAAATAATAATATCCCATAAATCTAGAAAATGTCCTGCACATATAAATTCTGCACCCCAATAGTTAGCATTTTCAATTTTACAATTATAAATACAATTAATTAATTCTTGTCTAGCTTTAGATTTTTGGAAATTAGAAAAAGTAATATTTTTAAACTCAGTTCTTATATCATCAATAATATCAGGGTTCATTTATTTTTATAAAATAAAACATAAAAAATATAATATAAATACATATAAATGGTATTAACAGTTTTTTTTAATAAAACATATAGAAATATTAATAATACATTTAATTCATTTATTAACCTTAATATGATAAACAAGTTATTTTTAATTTTTTTAATATTTTTATTTATAATTGTAATATTTAATAGTTTTAATAATATACCAGAATTTTATCCACTAGAGGGATTTATAAATAATGAAAATAATAAAAAATTTGAAAAAAAGGTTGATCATAATGTATATGATAAATTTTATAGTAGATATTATGATGCAATACATTTAAACAAAAAAAGGAATGAATATGAATTAAAAGAAATAAAAAAATTATCCAAAAAAGAAAGTAGCAATAAAATTTTAGATATAGGTTGTGGAACAGGGTACACTGTTAAAATTTTTGAAGATGCAAAATATAATATTCTTGGATTAGATAAATCAGAAGCTATGATTTCAAAAGCACAATCTAATTATCCTAAATGTCAATTTGTTAATGAAGATTTCTTAACAAGTAATATGCTAGAATATGATAGTTATAGTCATATTTTATGTTTAGGAAAAACAATATATGAAATAAAAGATAAAGAATTATTTTTTGAAAATTGTAATAGTATATTATCAAATGATGGATTTTTAATTATTAATTTAGTTGATAGAGAAAATTTTAAACCATATGTACAAAATAAAGATAAAGATACATTATATGATCCAGAAAAATATGGTAAAAAAGTAACTGAAATTATAGTAAAATTTGATGAAAATAGTGAATTTATATCCAAATATAAAGTTAAAAATTTAGAAAATAATAATAAAATTGATGAAAGTGTAACTCCATATGCAGTTTACAATGAAAAATTTTATAATTTTAAAACACATAATACAAGAGAAAATGAAATAAATTTATACATGCCAGAAACAACAAAAATTCTAAATTTGGCTAAAGCAAAAGATTATAAATTATTTAAAAAAATAGATTTAAAATCAGTAGGTTATAATAATGAATATTTGTATATATTCAAAAAATTAGAATAAATTATATTAAATAATTAAAAATTAAATATAATTTATATTTATCTTATATATTTGCTAGCTCTGGCAAATGAATCTAATACAAAAATAATAAATATACCTAAAAATAAATATAATATTAGTTCTTCTGTTATATGATTTGTTTTTTCATTTTGTTGTTCTTCTAATAAATGAATTATATAGTTCAATTTAGTAATTAATTGATTATTATCATAATTAGTAGAAACTGGAGAATTATTTAAACCTTGTTTTTCATTTAAATTGTTTAAATATTCTAAATTTGATTTATAGCTATCTTGGAAATTAGAATACTTAGAATTAACAGCAGTTCCTAAAATTGATGAATGATTTAAATTATTATCAATATTAGAATTCATTTTTTGTAATTCTGTATTGATTAAATCTTTATTAGTATGTTCATTATTTACATTGCTCATCTTTTCACTTGTATTAAAGTTATTATCATCATCATCATCTTCATCATTGTCGTGTAATTTTGATAATAAATTATTAATATTTGTTAATTTAGTTTTATTATTTTCAGTGTTTTCATCTAATTCGGGTTCATAAAAATTAACTTGTTTTCTATTTTTAAATGTTTTAGTATTTTTTTTATTTTGGATTAATGGCTGTTTAGTTGTTTCTATTGATGCTGGATTTAATTGATACATTCTATTATAAAAAAACAAGATAATAATATTTTAAAAAACTACTAAAAATTGAAATATATTTTATCTAAATATATTAATGAGTTATAGTAAAACATTTAATGATACATTCAATATTAAAAGTTTTAAAAAGTTTAGTATAGGTAAATTTTTAAACAATATAAGCACAAGTAAATTATTTCTTGGATTAATGATGATTTTTATGAATTTAGGCTCTAGATATATAGAAATTAAATTAACTAAAGGACAAGAGATGATCTTAAAAAATATTGCACGAGAAGTCTTAATATTTACTATTGCATTTATGGGTTCACGTGATATTTTTATTGCTTTAACTATTACTGCAGTTTTCATAATTTTAAGTAATTTTGTTTTTAATGAAAATAGTAAATTTTGTGTTTTACCTAAAAAATATAAAAATTTTGTTAATGTAATAGACACAGATGGAGATGGTAAAGTTTCTCAAGAAGAATTGGATACAGCTTATAATATTTTAAAACGTGCAAATAATCAAGAACAATTATATAATAAAATAAGTATGTTAAATAATATAGCACAATAAGTTGTATTAATTATTATATTTATATTATATAATATAATAATTATGAGTAATTTTGATATAACTCCAATAAAATTTGAAATAAAATTAAGGTATAAAATAGGACGTGAAATTCATTATATAATATTAAAACAATTTAACTTTGAAACAATAAGAGATTCAAATATGATAGATAAAGAAAAACAAAAAATTAAAAATAAGTTGAGAATGGATACACAAAAAGCTAATGGTTGGAGCAATACACCAGATGATTTTACAAAACTAAAAAAACATCTTGAGGATGAAGATAAAAAAAATTTTCAATTTACTATACCATTATCAGTATTTTATTTTACATTTGATAATCTAATGGGTTTTTTAAATAAACATTCTCAATTTGAAGATTATAATATGAATATTGCAAATGATTATTTTATAAATAAATCTTATAGTATTGAAGACAAAATAAATTTTCTAAAAACTTTAGGAAACCCCATCATGGAAAATATTAATGAATTAATACGAGAAAAAATAAATGAAAATAATGAAAATTATGTGATTCAATTACAAAAACAAAAAAATAATGTATTATTTATATCTGATACATCTGATACAAAAAAACAAGTTAAATTATTTAATGATATAATTAAAAATAGTAATGAACAATTATTATATAAATTAATATATTTAATCTTTAATGAAGATTTAAAAAGTTTATTTAATGAAGTGAAAGATTTTAATTTAGAAAATAAATTTAAATTTAGTGGTGGAGATAAAATAAAATTCTTAAAAAACTGGGACAATAATAGAATAATTATCTTTGATAGTTTGGAGAAAATAC